AAACAGGATATGTTGGATCATCCGTACTTTTTTGATGATTTAAAATTCAGTGAATTCAGTTACGGCGGAGGAACCGACTCGATAATAAGTGACGCAATTGAGGCAAGGGATCAAGCACAGGGCAGACAATCGTCACTTAAAAATGAAGGTGAGGGGGATCTTAAAGACAATGCTCAATATACCGTAACAGTTTGGTACACACATTACAAGAATTCCGCAGACGGCAAACCGGAAAAACACAAAGTCTGGTTAGTAAATGATCGTACTAAAGTTGTGGGAATTCAAAAGATTGATAGAAAAAAAGGTAAAAGAACAGTCTTTCCTATAGTTGATAGGGTATTATATCCAACATCTCATGATTGGGATGGAACCTCAATTCCCGATCTAACGGAAGATAAACAAAGAGCCAGAGCCATCGCCCAAAACTTAGGGTTAAAAGCTATGAAAGCCGATTTATACCCTATGTATGTTTACGATTCTAACAGGATAAAAAATAAAAATGATTTAAACTTTGATTTCAATAAGTTTGTAGCAGCCGACATTGTTGAAGGCGGTAGTGTTCAAGGCGCAATTCAGCCGATTAACAAAATGTCACCAAATATGAACCTGTTGGATTTCATCTACACTTCTTTGGATGTTTCAGCACAAAAGGCAACCGCAACCCCGGAGATTCAACAAGGTGCTATGAGTGAACAGAACAGAACTCTTGGAGAATTAAACCTAATAGCATCTAAGGTAGATACTCGTTATTCCTTATCAGCTAAGGTCTTTGGTTGGTCAGAGGCGGAATTCTGGGCTCAATGGTACGCCATGTATGATGAGAATTTTGCCGATAAGATTGATGAAAAGATATTGCGGGTGGTTGGTGCGTTTGGTGCTAAGTGGAGACCGTTAAAACGTGGAGATATAGTTGCGAAAATTGCCCCGGATATTAAAATTGAGAGTAAGGTTTTGTCCCGTGCTAAACAGTTGGAGGAAAGACAGTCCCTATCTCAATATTTAACTCTTGCCTTTGGGGATCCTACTGTTAATAGGCGATATGGGTTAAAGGAACTTGGAAAACTATCGGGTTTTACTAAGGACCAGATGGACAGGTTCATGCCACCGACAATTGATGAGAGAATTGCGGAGGATCAGAATGATCTCCTTAATCAGAACAAGACAGTTCCTGTATTACCAGAAGACGATCATAATGTTCATTTGGAAATCCACATGAAAGCCAAAGATACTGATGCGACTTATGCGCATATAGAAACTCATAAAAAAGCCTTATCTATTAAAAAGACTAAACCGGAACTATTCCCTGCGGATCAGACTATGATGGGAGCAAACAATATGCCCGGACAGGGGACTATGACACCGGCCGGAAGTCAACCGAAATTCCAACCCGTACAACCCTCTCAAACTTCAGGGGCAAATACTAATGGAACTGTTTAACACACCAGAAGAAATAAAAGCGGCAGTTGCAAACTTCAAGACATTGAAGTTACATCCCGGTTGGCAATCCCTAAAAGAAATAGTTGACGCAAATATTAAGGTTTTAGAGGAACAAATCCTCAACGGAATTGAGGACGAAACCAAAGAGACAATTGACCGAAAAAGAGACAAATTACGAGCCTATAAGGAAATTATCGGAACCCCGGACTTTTGGATTAACAAGTTCGAATCCCCGCAAATCGTACAACAAGAGGAAGATCCGTACTACACTACAGAGAATCTACACAAGAAAAACAAGGCGACTTGACAACTGTCTATACATACGACTAAAATAAATAGTAGCAATTTATAAAGGAAAAACCTATGGCAGAACCAGAAGAAAAAGTAGAAGAAGATATTAAAGAAGAAGAAACCGAAGAATTAGGATCAGAAAACAAAGAGGAAGAGGTAGTAGAGGAAAAGACCGAGGAAAAAGAAGAACCAATTGATCCGGACAAAATCACAATAGAGACAAGAACAGGCGAGGATGAACCGGTTGATTATGGCAAAGAAATAGACCCGGAAGATGTTAAGACCATAGGAACCATTGTTGACAAACAGACGGCCGGACTCAAAAAAACTCTCCAAGAAACCAAAGATAGACAAGAAGTTGATTCTTTTGTATCAGAAAAACCGGAATTCCTAAAATATAAATCTACAATTCTCAAATATGTTCAACACTCCGCTTACAATAAGGTTCCTATAAGTAAAATCGCCAGTATGGTAGCAGGAGATGACCTTATTGCTATAGGTGCAAAAAGAGAACGAGAAGCACAACAAAAGGCTGATGCAACAAAAAGTGGGGGATCTCCCGTTAGAAAACCTCAAGGTGAAGCGAAAGATTGGACTAAAGCCTCCAAACAGGAGTTTGAGGCACAGAGATTAAAAATTCTACAAAGAGATATTTAATTATTTCAAGAAAGGTAACTTATGTACGAACTAGAACAATTAACAGTTAAAGAGTTGAAATCTAAATTAGTGGAACTGGGAATTCCGGAGGCAGAAGCCGCACACTTTCTTACCAAAGGACAGATTATAGCGACTATTAAAACCTTAATGGCTAAAAAGGAAGTGGTCACTGAACATGAAGAAGTAAAAAGAGTAGCAAGTTTAGAAGAAAAACCAAATCCAATAGAGGATAGAGAAATAAATAAGGCGTGGAAAGATAAAGCAAAAAGAATGAAGGAACATTTGGAAGCACAGGAAAAAGTAAATATCTTAATCCCAACAGAACCCGGAGAGAAACCCGGAGTTGTTGAGGAGAAAAAAGATAAAAATGGAGAAACCTATCAGGTTCATGTATCGGGAGCAGTCGAGTCAGTACAACTTAATGGATACAAATATTTCATACCAAAAGGTAAATATGTACCGGTACCAAAACAAATAGCAGAGGTTATAAGTGACGCACAACAGCAAACTCTTGAGGCCGGACAGGATTTTTCAGTCAGTAGAACTGATCCTAATACTGGTAGACCTATAAATGAGTCTTTGTAGAGATTGTTGACAACAACATCTACACTAGACTAAAATATACATTACAAGCGTATAACGGAAAAACCGAGACGTAGCAGAAATGCTATGTCTTTTTTTATGCGTGTAATTATTTAATTAAAGAAAGGGCAAAAATATGCCATTAACAACTAGAAGTGCGGAGAATTCCGACACATTAATAGCTAGAGAAGTAAGTTGTTTCTATGATAGAACCTTACTTGAGAGAGCATTACCGTCTCTACTTCATGGAAGATTTGCACAGGTAAGAGATCTACCTAGAAATTCCGGAACGAATGTAATTAAATTTAGAAAGTATGGAAGTCTTACAGCTAACACAACAGCTTTGACCGAAGGCGTAACTCCTACAGGAACTTCTCTTGCCGTGACTGATGTCACAGCAACAGTGTTACAGTATGGTGATTATGTTACCTTGTCTGATATTGTTCAGATGGAAACTTATGATCCTATATTGACTGAAACAGCCGAGATTCTCGGAGAACAAGCAGGAGACTCACTTGACCAATTAACAAGAACGGTTTTGATTGCAGGTACAACGATTCAATATGCTTCAACAGCTACATCAAATGCTACTTTAACAGCAGCGATGGTGATCAATAGAGCAGAAGTTAAGGAAGCAGTAAGAACATTAAGAACAAATAATGCTAAACCCATTACTTCAATGATTGATCCTTCAACAGGTTACAATACTGTTCCAGTAGGAAGATCATTTGTAGGAATAGTGTCCGAGGACACAGCCTACGATCTTGATGATGCAACAGGTTGGATTCCAGTAGAGAAATATCCAAACAAATCAAATGTGATGGAAGATGAAATTGGAGCATTAGGAAATGTTAGATTCATTATGTCTACAAATGCTTACAGTTTACCAACAGCAAACTTAAATAGTGGACCAGTTCACTATACTTTAATTCTTGCACAGAACGCATATGGTATCACAAGAATTTCAGGCGAAAGTCTAAAGAACATAGTGAAACCTTTAGGTTCAGCAGGAACAGCAGATCCACTTGATCAAAGATCAACAAGTGGTTGGAAGGCAACATTCGTTGCAAAGATTCTAAACCAGAACTTTATGGTGGTCTTAAGACACGGAGTAACCGCTTAAGTATTTATTTAGGTTAATGAAAGGATACTAATATGGCAATAACAGCAACACAGGTAAGTCCTCTCAATCTTTTGAGAATGGCTACCGGAAGATACCTAGATACTGGTGCGGCTGCTGCATTTACTATCACTCTTGGGTTCAAACCTAGATATATAAAGATGGTTAATGTTGGTGGAGGACTCGCTAGTATTGAATGGTTTGAAGGTATGGCAGATCTTTCTGGAGTAGCAACTGCTACAGCCGGAGATATAAC